ATGATAAGAGGATCCGGGGCAAATATGACACTTGATGCGTTATATCAGTTATTGAAAACTGTATTACCACCTGACACCGATTCAGCCGATGATTTACAAGATTTTATGGCCATGCTTATGGCGACGAAACATCACTCTGAGGCTCTGTCACCGTTTGCGCAGCGCGTATACATGCTATCCGTTGCCCATCGCGACCCTAAGCAAGCGGCTGCGCTGATTTCAGCCTGTCATCCTGAAGCAGGAAAGCCCCTTCCGCTGCTCGACTTCTCCGGCTGGCCGGACGTGCGTTACGCCACGTCGGGTGAATTACAGACGCCCGAGACTGAAGAATATTTTCACAGAATTTCGTCTGCCGCCACGCTATTACGCGCGGCAATCATTGACGCTGAGCAACAGAAAAACACGCCAGCATTTTATATTCTGGATAAGGTACTCAGCCTGAACAGCGCTTTGCCAGAACGTTATAAAAAGATGGCAAACATATCTTATTCATAACGGTATTAATAAACCCGACTGTCATCGTATTCCAGATAATCGATATCCAGCGCCGGAACGACCGGGGTATGGTTTTGCAGCCAGGCCAGAAGATGCTGAATGCTCTCTCTTTTGAGTGAATTTTTTGGCCAGACGAGGTAGTAGCCATCCCCCGTCGCAATAGCTTCCCTGAACGGCAGGCCCAGCAGGCCACTTTTCAGGGCATCAAGCGTGAGATGCAGGTCGGCGATAGCGATGCCGTGCCCGTTCATCGCGGCAATACTTCCCTGTTCAAGGGTATCGAACACCATACCGCTGCTCATATCGAGCCCCGGGAACAATCCTGTTCTTCGCAGCCAGCGCCGCCAGTCACGTCTGTCCGGTGAAGGATGGATCAAATCGCATTGCGGAAGCCGTTGCCGGGCCGGTTCGATAAGTGATGGGGTACAAACCGGGATAAGCCATTCATGAAAAAGCAGCTGACTCTCCGTTGTGTCACCAAAACGGCCATTACCAAGAAGGATGGCGCAGTCGTAGGGCTCAAGATTGAAATCAACGGTATCAATGTCCATCCAGACGCTGGCAATCTCAACCTGTGGTTTTGCATGGTTGTTGCGAAAAGATCGCAGCACGTCGAGAAGCCATCTCATGGTCAGGGTGCTGGGTGCTTTTAACCGCAGCAGGTGGTTTTCACTGCGAAATGCCCGGCAGGCCCATTCAATGCTCGTGAAGCTCTCGGTTCAGCTGTCCGGCAAGCACTCGCCCGGCTTCAGTGACCTCCACGCGAGGACCTTGCCTTTTGAAAAGCTCGCAGTCGAACCACAGTTCAAGGGTACGAACATGTCTGCTGACCGCACCCGGCGTAATATTGAGCGTTTCAGCGGCTTTACTGAAGGAGTTCAACCGCGCAGCAACTTCAAACGCACGCAGTGCATACAATGGCGGTAAAGACATAACGTCCCTTAAATGAAAATTTCATTATGCTAAAACTTGTTCCGGGGCAACGCCAGCAAGTAAATTATGGAGAAAAACAATGATCCCCAATATACCGAGTCATATCGATAGGGGTCAAAATCGATATGCAAAAAGCTGCGGACAAACTCGTAGCCATTAGCAAAGATGTTTATCTGAACGGCTGCAACAGCGATTACAAACACCATATATGCGATAAATAGCGGGTATTTATGCAGCCTGTTAACTTTTAGTTTCCCGAGATAAAGCAAGAAAAAAATTGCAACAGATACAACAAAATAGACGATGGCAGGCCAAACGGGTGGATGAAGCGAAAATTCTAATTCTTGTGACATAATCAATTCTCTTTAGCTATCTGGTACATCTGCCATCCCGTAATGCTCCCAGTGGTCAAATCCAGCGCCATTGCGGTTTTAGATGCCTCTTGTCAACCGTAGTTCATATCCTGTACGTTCGAGAGCTTGTCGCCGGAGAACAATGTTTTGATCATTTGTTGATACCCTTGCCCAGCCCATTTGCAAGCTCTTCCACTTTTTCTAAGGAAAATCCAAATGAAGTTATCTGCGAAGCTGCCGCAGGGCAATCGATGAAACGGAGATATAAGAATTTACGCGATAAGGAAACGCCCTCGACGCATAATGATCGAAAAATTATGGTTGTGCATGGGTCAGGCACGAAAAATAAGATTTGTTGTCAGGAAGGGGGAATTGCAGGCACAAAAAAACCACCTTTCGGTGGTTTCACGACACTGCTTATTGCTTTGATTATTCTGCTTTTCCCATGGTAGCCGGAGTGGGACTTGAACCCACACAGCGCGAACGCCGAGGGATTTTAAATTGGTTGTTAAAACTCATAAAATCAATGGGTTGTAGATTTTTTCCGAACATAGAGCAAAACTACAACACTTTAAATACATGAACTTACAACCTATTTGCAATCAATCTTCGGAATGGTTAGTGAATAGATATTCACTAGTCAGCAGCCCTGTACCACGCCTGCCAGCGATAGATATTTGTCCGCAGCTCGCGCACACATTCCGTCGTCTGAGTATCTGCCTGCAGGTCTTCATCGCTATCTCGTCCGGCGTCACTTGCCTTGCACGGCGGGCTCATCAAATCCTGGGATATTGTTGGCCGCGTCGATTGCTCGCTGCCGCAGCTGCACAGCGTGATCGTCAAAATCGCACTTAGTATGATTCGGGTCGTTAACATATTTCACCACGTCTCGGTAAATGGTCCGGTAAATCACTTTTCCTTCTGCGCTGGCCGCTGCCGCTTTCTGCTCACTAGTGGCGACGGCTTTCTCCGCTTTTTTGTTTTTCGCTGCATGCTCGCTGTTTACCTTGTCGCTGTGCGCATACCAGCCTTTCAGATAACCCGCGTAAAAGGTAACAGCGAAAAGCGCCAGCAGAACGCCCAGCGCTAACAGCTTTGCTTTAATGGTCACTGGTCTATCCCCCAGCACGTCAGTGCGCTTTCCTGATCCCGGCGCTCGACCTGACCATAGCAACCGTTCTTCTGGCCTTTGGTCAGTCTGCAATCGCGGCCGCCGTCTTTAATCCACCAGCGGATCGCTTCGCATGCACCTTTGCGGTCACCAGCATTGATGCGCTTATAAAACGTCGAGGGGAAACATTTACCCGGGCCGATGTTGTACGGGCAGAACGAAGCAATACCGGCTTTCTGTGGTTCGGTCAGCGGCACCTTTATATTCCGGTCAACCCACGCCAGCGCCTTATCGCGCTCGATGGCGTTTACCCGGTCGCATTTCGTCTGCGTCAGCTTCATGCCCTGCACCACCGGTTTGCCATCCACAGTTGTGGCACCACGGCAAATTGTCCAGATCCCGCCGCCGTCTTTGTACGCCGTGAGGCTGTTTCCTTCTTTTTCATTCAGGAACTGATCGAGGATGACCGACGCCGGAGCGCCGGCAAGCACCAGACCCAGAACAGCGGCGCTGAGTTTAGTCTTGCTGGTAGCCATTGTCCCGAGCCTCTTTGCGACGATCGTCTTTAATTTTGAAATAAAGGTTTGTCAGATAAGTCAGCAGACCAAAGAGAATACTGGCGAGAACGCCAATTGCAGCCCACTGGCTGGGACTGACTTTATCGAGCAGTTGCAAAAGCCAGTAGCCAAAACTGCCAATAGATGTGCCGTAGGAAAGTCACGCCGCCACGTCTGAAACGTTATTCATCCTCATGCCTCACCCCCGGTGGGGAAAATCGTATCGTGGCATGAGGGTAAGCGCGTAGGTCGGTCGGAATCCCGACCATATAGAGGAGGTCGAAAAGGTTAACAACAAGTGCTAAACTTCTTGGCTTTCAGAATTGACTGATTTTTATAATGTTAAAGCTATTTAGTAGATACGTTTCCGTTGGCGTGCTCAACACAGCCTTACACTGGCTGTGTTTTGGCGCTCTGCTTCATTTCTTTGGGATCAGCCAGGCGATTGCAAATGTTCTGGCATTCTGCATTGCAGTAACGTTTAGTTTTTTCGCGAACGCGAAATGGACGTTCAAATCGCAGGCCACTTCCGGGCGCTATCTCGCGTTCGTATTATTCATGGGGATCATGGCAGGCCTGACGGGTTACCTCGCTGATACTGTTGGCGCTCCTCCCGTTGTTACCCTGTTAGCATTTTCCGGCTTTAGCCTGGTTGCCGGGTTCATCTACTCAAAATTCATTGTCTTTAGGGATGCGAAATGAAAATTTCTCTGGTCGTTCCGGTATTTAATGAAGAGGAAGCAATTCCAATCTTCTATAAAACCGTGCGGGAGTTTGAAGGGCTTCTGCAGCATGAAGTTGAAATAGTCTTCATTAACGACGGCAGTAAAGATGCGACAGAATCAATCATAAATGCGCTCGCTGTGGCCGACCCGCTTGTCATTCCTCTTTCCTTTACCCGCAATTTCGGTAAAGAACCTGCACTGTTTGCAGGCCTGGACCATGCAAGCGGTGAAGCTATTATCCCGATAGATGTTGATTTGCAGGACCCAATTGAGGTTATCCCGCACCTGATAGAGAAATGGCAGGCCGGCGCGGATATGGTTCTTGCTAAGAGAACAGACCGCTCTACGGATGGACGACTCAAACGCAAGACCGCAGAGTGGTTCTATAAGCTGCACAACAAAATCAGCAATCCGCAGATCGAGGAAAACGTTGGCGACTTCCGCCTGATGTCCCGGGATGTGGTTGAAAACATCAAGCTAATGCCAGAACGCAACCTTTTCATGAAAGGCGTCTTGAGCTGGGTTGGTGGCCGCACTGATGTTGTTGAGTATGCTCGCGCAGAGCGAGTTGCCGGGGATTCTAAGTTTAATGGCTGGAAACTGTGGAACCTTGCACTTGAAGGTATCACAAGTTTCTCTACGTTCCCGTTGCGCATGTGGACTTATATCGGGTTGTTCGTTGCTGGCCTGGCCTTCATCTATGGCGCATGGATGATCGTCGACACGTTAGCATTCGGCAACCCGGTTCGCGGCTATCCATCAATGCTGGTCTCAATACTTTTCCTTGGCGGAGTTCAGTTGATAGGTATAGGTGTGCTTGGGGAGTATATCGGCAGGATTTATGTTGAAGTTAAGGGAAGACCGCGATACATCATCAAAAATGATGAACCAACAAACAAGTCTTAAGGTGTTAAAATGCTTCGTTTCAATTTAGACAAAAAGCTTTTTTCAATGATATTGCTTATGTCATTGATATTCTTCTTACCAATTATCTTATCAAGTCACTATTACGTTGATGATTTGGGTCGTTCTATTTACGGATATTCAAAGTGGTCTGAGAACGGCAGGCCTCTTGCTGATCTTTTATTCCTATCTTTGAGCTTTGGGCCTCAGTTGCCAGACATATCTCCACTACCGCAATTGCTTGCCTTGGGCATCTTATCGCTGAGTGTTTACTTTTCTGCAAGAGCATTTCTCACTGAATTTGATGGGTACGTTGCTGCCATCATTTCAATGGTTGCAATTTCAAGTCCATTCTTGTTGGAAAATATATCATATAAATACGATGCTTTCCCAATGTCGATATCCGTGTTGTGTGCAATAATTCCTTTTGCATTCAAATCGGTAGAATTTAAAAAACAATTTCTATATTGCTTCACTTCTGTAATTTTAATTTTGTGCATCTATCAGGCATCAATTAACATATATATAATATTCGCTATTCTATACGTATTAAATCTATTCAGATTAGGCGAAACTCGCAATGGATTGTTATCAATAGTAGCATCCATTGGCGGATTAGGTATTAGTTATCTTATATATTCAACTTTCATTTCACCATATTTTTTAGTTGGCAGTTATAATTTAAGGCATAGTGAACTTGCAACTTCAGGAATAAATGATGCCTTAACGGTTATATCACGCAATATTAACGAATTTGGAAAATTATTAAGTCTTGTTGTTACCACACCATTTATAATATTTTGTGTAGTGGTGTTAACATTATCTTTAATTGCGTTAATAAAGATCTCGCTTGTTAAATGCAGTTACTCTAAGCCTGAGAAAATAATGAAGCTTTTTGTCATTGTATTTTCTCCATTGGCAGTTTTGTGCATGATAACTGGCCCTATGATGCTCCTGAGGGACCCAGTACTATCTCCCAGGGTTCTAATGGCATTTGGAACTGCATGTTTCTTCTTTGCGGTACTTTCTACTTGGGGCTTCTCTCGCACAAAGCTTTATAAATCATTATGCGGGATTTTGTTTACAGTCTACGCCCTATACTCCTTGGGGGTTTCCTATGCTTACGCGAACTCACTCAACAATCAAGAAAAGTATGAGAATGCGATAATTCAATTAATGATGTCTGACTTAAACGGCCTTGGCTTAAGCAGTTATGAATTTATTGCTTTCAAAGGTGGGGTGCCGTTGTCACCAGAAGTTCGGATGGCGGCCAAAAAATATCCAGTCATTTCAAAACTTATACAACCAACAATAAATAATCAATGGGTGTGGGGCCACACGCAAATGATGCATTTCGATTTGGATAAAAAATTTCAAAGCTTTGATTACCACATGTCGCTTAAATCGAGTTTATGCACATTTGAAAATGTCAGAAACTCTAACAACTATAACATTTTAATTGATAAAAAAAGCTCAACTGTTGTATTTGATTTCACGAAGACAGAGTGTAAATAGCTTTTGAAGCCCCCCTCCCCAGCATCGGGAGGGGGGGGTATATTTATATACTGCTTGTATAAGTAGCAGCAGTATACATATGCTTCCAGACCTTGCTTTGAACAGTTACCATACCAATGCCACAAGACAGTGATGCGTTAGAGTTATAGCATCCCGAGTTATCTACAGATGTTAGCTTAGTAAGGTCGCATGCAATGTTATGCAAACCTCTCATAAGACGAATAGTGCCAGAGTTTGAAGTGGCCAAAGTATTCGAGCCATCGGTGTCTACGTCCCCGCTTAAAGTATAGCCCCCTGCGTTAGACGAGAACGGAACAAAGCCTGAGGCCATAGGCGCTTTCACGTTTCTGCAGTAAATTTTTGCCGTGGTTCCTGTCAGGTCAATAACCCCGGCAGAACCGTCGAAAGTGCAGTTGGTAAGATAAATCTCTGGCTGAGTAGCCATCGCCGCCTGCGCAAAAATAGCGGCGAGACCGTTAGTCTGCGTGATGTTAGTAAGATGCATTTTTGAAAGGCTTGTCGTACCGATAGCCCGGTATAATCTGCCCTGTGTGATGCCGGAGGAAATAGCCTGGACGTTGGTCATGAACACCTGTCCAATTACCCCGCGAGTGTTAACTACTGCTGCATTGGCGTTAACAGGCATGATAATGCGGCAATCATTAATAATTAAGGTATCAATAACGGTCGTATTGGCGTTATTTACGGACACAATACCCAATCCATTGCGAGGGCCGTTATTGATTGTTAGCTGGTGTACGGCAGTGCCTACAGAACCGGAGACATTTACAACCGGAGCTGTATCCTTGCGGCTAAAGATATTCTCTAGCACAACGTCATCAAGTTCGACACCATACGTATTTTCTGGTTTTTTATATCCTCTGTCGTCAAACGTGAAAACAGGGAAAGCCCCAGTTCCGCTTAGACCATTACCTGGGATAGCATAAACATCACTTACATGAAGGAAATTAACATGCGTATAGTCAAGCCCATTGGTGTCTGCGTTGCAGCGCATCACGGAATCCCTTGTGTTGCCGTACAATCCGGCTATTTTGATGCGCACAAAGTTGCCGGACCCGTTACCGCCGCAGGTGACCAGCGTGGTAGTGCTGGTACCCTCATCGTTAACGCCACTCAATGAATACAGCCCGGCCACGTCAACGTTCGAGAAGTCGCCTGCTTCACTGATATCGTATGAAGGGTAGTCACCAATGGTCATGGCGAACATGTCGTCGCCAGTGATACCTGAGAGGTTGCGGATGTACACGTTTTGACATGGGTTTTGTAAGTGCAGCCCATCCGAGATGGTGTTGAAACGCAGGCCGTCTACATGCAGGTTCTGGATTTTAGCTATCAGCCAGCAGTATTTACGCGCGTTACGAACAAGAATTCCACCACCGATACGTAACGTGGTTACGTTTTTGAATACTGAAGCCATGCTCCCGGTGCCGTTAAATCCTTTTGCCAGGCCATTAAAATCAATGGTACCCGGCCCCCAAACTTCAATGAAGTCGTCTGCTGTTCCCGCACCGGCGTTAACGGCGTAGCTGTAATTCTGAAGAATATTGCCGTTGTAACTATCAACAGCTTTAAGAATAACACCTGCGCCAATCCATAATCGCGTACCTGAGCGCAACACCCAAGCACGATCTGTAAGATATGTACCCGGCTTCTCGAAACGAATATCCCCGCCCGCGGCAAACATAGCATCCAGACCGGAGCCAATGATGTTTGTGGTGCTTGGTTCAATACCATACATCTGAGGGGTGCGGTATTGAATGGCAGAGCCGACTGTACCAGCAGGATAGACAGAGCCAACCGAGACCCCGACCAGACCAGCGCCACTCACCGCTGCAAGCGCAGCCCGCAATGACGCATCCCCTACCCCAATCCACGCCCCAGGCGCAATACCACCAGTGCTGGCTGGGGTTGAGTTGGCCGGAACAACTTTCGGGCCGGAAGCAAACGAACCAGTCCATTTGTAATATTCGCCGTCGGCGGTGTTCAGCAGCACCTCATTCGGGTTGTTGATTGTCGCGCCGGTGGTGAAAGTTTTCCCTGTAAGAATTACGTAACCGTAGGCGGCCATTGCCTGCTGGGAAAGATAGTTGATGCCCTCAATGGTGTAGTGCTTCTGACCAAAGCGATCGGTATAGGTCCACCCCATCGATGTGACGAACTCGTCAATTTTCCCTGCGTTGAATTTAAGGTCGCGAGGAGATTCACTTGGTACTGCGTCTTGAGTTGGTTGCGTAGCCATATTGATTCCATTAAAAAACCCGGCACGATGACCGGGTCGGTTGGTCGGGGACGGTTCTTATTGGTAGATAGCGTCGCTGTATTCAGCGACGGTCAGAGATACCGTGTTATCTGTGTTAGGTTTGATGCTGTTGACCGTCCATAGCTGACTGTCCAGCTCCTCCACTGTCGCGATGAGATAGCGCGACGGGAGCTGCACAGTGTCTCCGTTCCAGATATTGAGCTGAATGTTGGGGATAGCCGCGGTGAATCCGTACTTCGTGTCGCTACGGGCCGTCGCCGGATAGCGCAGCGTCGGGTTACCAAGGCTGTCTGTCACCAGCACATACATCGAGCCGGTAAACGTGATCGGCTCGCTTGTATCAAAGTTATTCCCGGCGCGGCCGGTTATGTAACCCTGCTGCTGATTGCTGTCGTAGATGTCCGGCATCTGAATAACGCTTCCGACCTGGATAATGCCGTCTTCGAACACTTTGGCGTTCATCTTCACGCGCGAGTAGATCAGGCGTTTGGTTTCGCGTAATGCGCGCTCACGGGCCTGGTACTCGTTACGGAAGCCGACTATCTCCAGCTTGTTCGGGTTTTCCGCTTCCTGCTCGACTATGGCGCCGTTCAGAACGCGGTAGTTGATGTACGTCTTATTGTTCGTGGTAGGGTGGACGTAGGACACCTGTACGCCGTCGTAGCCGCCAGGAAGCGTGGCCTCGTATGTCATTTTGTACTCGTCAGTTTTCATGTTGGCCCGGTTGAATACGGCCGCCGGGTAATCAACCTTCTGATCGCGGGTAAACGTCAGCACGCCGTCATCCCAGTACGCCACCACCGACGCCGCATTACAGATCGCCTGCACGCGGTCGCCAAGTGAGTCGTTCTCGTCGTCAAATGTGTAATCGAAGTAGCCCAGGCGCTCGTCAGGCAGACTTTCTGCGATAGAGTACAGCCCGTACAGGTCAATGCTGCTTACCGGCTGTTCGCCCATAATCAACCAGGTATGCGCCACCGCATCTGCGAACGACCGCGATGGCCTCAGCGTATAGTCAACCGTCTGCGCGTCCAGGTCGTACGTGATGGTATGGCGGGTCACCAGCGCGTTGTATTTGCGCTCGCGGCTCCCCAATGCGTTCTCAGTCGCCCTCACCTTCACTCGTACCAGCGTGTCGGTCGGGTGAACGACATTCGTACGGATGTTGATGCTGTGGATCTCTTCGACCTTCAGCAGGGAAGCATCACCAGAGTTATCCGTTCGCTGAAAACTGACCGCATACTTCCCGAAGCCACCGGTCGGCGTGATTTTGTCGGTGCGGTAGAAGACTTCACTCGTCGACTGGTGCGGCGTCGTCTGTCGGTACGTAAACGTCTGCTGAGTTCCCGGGACCTGGTTGTAGTCGTCGTCGATTTTCCAGATGACAACCTTCCAGTTGGTCTCTTTCTTCCCGCCGAGGCTGGACTGGGTATGCAGCCACAGTTGAGTTGACTCGACTGGCGAGAAGAACGGGCCAACCACCAGCGCCTCGTTATCGTTAAGGATGAATTTCGTGGTGTTAATCGTGGCATTCGCCGGGATGTCCTGCGGCCCCTCCAGCTGGTTCATCGTAAACGTGTACCAGCGCACCGGGTTAACAACCGCGCCATCGTTTGTTTCAACGGCGGAGATCAGCGTACCGGAGAATGTCGCATCGGTAGTGACGTTGCCGGAGGCGGTGCTGTACGTCACGTTGATGGTGAAGGTAACCGCGTGCGGCAGAACCAGCCCCATGAAGTAATCGAACTCGGCCTGCTTAACGATTTTCATCGCTATCTGGCCGCCGGAATACGTGCCGCTGACCACCGTGTTTGCCGTTGCTGTTTCGATCGGGAAGTCGCTGGCTTCGTTCTGCCCGGGAACCTCCTGGCCGTCAACGTCATCGAACCCGTATCCCTCGACGATCTGCGGGATTACTTCGCCAGGCTGGAAGAACTGGAATTCAGCGCCTGCCAGTGAACCGAGGCTGGATTCTGAGTAACGCACGGACTCGTAATCGTATTTTCCAATACCAATGCACATCCACTCTGTGACGAACTTCAGGCCGCCATCCGTAGACGTCTGGTGCACGTATTCAAATACCGATTCCTGAATCAGGTCAGGGTACGAACGGATCTGACCGTAGATGTCCGGCTTGGCCTTGTAAACTCGCGCGATATTTGTCTGACCGGTCAGGCTATTGTTGGGTGAGTCGACTGTATTGCCGCCGCTGTTCGCGATAGCCGGTTTCGGCGCCAGGAACGAAAAGACCTGGCCAACCACTTTGAATATCGGGCTCAGGATGTCGCCGACAATGCCCTTTGGCTGGTCGAATATCTGGATGTGGTCCAGCTCGCTCAGCTCAAACGCCAGCTCATCATCGTCACCCAGCTTTACGCCATTGCGGACAATCAGCAGGTCACGGTGGAAAGTAGCGTCATTGGCCGCCAGCCAGTCATAAAAAAGGGTGCCGTTTGGCACCCTACAACGCAGCTTAGGCGTTCCTGGAAAATTCGATATCTCAACCAGCGCCATACGAAAAGTACTCCACTTTGGTGAATGCCCGCTGAATGACCAGCAACGAGTCCATGCGCACGCTTCCGTTCTCTCCACGCGAGTGCAGCGCCTGCCGGTTCAGTACCAGGCCAACGTGTGCCGGTTGCGTGCCGCGGTACCCGACGAATATTCCGCCCTCGACCGGTTTATCGACCTTGCGCCAGAAAACGACGTCTCCCTGATAGCAGGTGAAGAAATCTTCCCCGGCTTCGTAACCCGGTGTCTGGTGCAGCTCAATGTCGAGCACATGTCGGTAATACAGCACAACCAGCCCCCAGCAATCAGTCTTTTCGAATGAGCAGGCGCGGTTAGACCACGGCACGCCGATCATCCTGCTGATAAAATCAGAGGTACTGAAGCCCCGTGTATTCGACTGGATCATATGGTTGGCCAATGTTGTTATTTAGCGGGTTTGTCATTGATAAAGTAACTGATGCGTTATCTGAAACAACATCGACAGTTTTTACAAATAATGTCCAATTCTTCATTGGCGTAGAGGTATCAACTCTATCGAAAACCTGACGAGTTGCCGTGATAGGCGACAGCCTGGAAACACCACTCCACTTCTTCATCAGCGTTTTGATATCTGAAGACAGTCGCCCAAGCTTCACCGTTGCGTCGATTACCGGAGTTCCGCTCTGCTGGCTCTCTTCGATTTCAAACCGCGCAGGCGTGTACGTCTGGCCGCCAAGCGTCTTCGGGAAGAACTGTTTGTCGACGAGGCGGACGTAACCAAAGGAGGGGTGATAGAACGTGATGGTGTTGTAACAGCCGCTAATCGGGCGCTTCTGATTATATTCACGATATGAAGGCATCAGGGAACCCTCGGAAGACTTTCTGGATCGCGTCCGTCCGGATAGCCAGTCACCACGATATCAAGCACTGAAGGCCACGGCGGCGGCAGCTCAACAATTACGTCGTCAAACTCGTCGTCAGCGTTGTACAGATGGTTGGCAATAACGGTTCCTGTCCATGTCACCACCCCGCCGTCGATACTGGTTTGCACCGGCATCTGCGTGAAGTGAAGCTCTTGCAACTGGAGACCACTGCCGCCAAGATTGATATTCATCCGGAACCAGTTCAGGCCCCGGTTGAGATAGTTCGGGCTGCGTAGCCACTGCTGGAAAGCGCGCTCCTGCGCCAGAGTGAAGATCCACGTCAGTGACCAGGTTGCTTTCAGGTCGTCAGTAAGGTTCTGGAAGATAGCCGGGCCGACCGCTGGCTGATCGGTCTGGAACCCGGTATCGAGCGTCATGTTTTTGCTGGCCTTCTGCGCCAGCGGTAGCCAGTCGGGATAGTCGATAATTGGCATCTAAGCTCCAGGCATTAAAAAACCCGCCGAAGCGGGTATTAATCAATTTTTTGTGGCCCGGATTTGGTGTCATAGATATTCACATCGAAACTTTCGATATCACCCCCATTGGTGACAACGAAGCGTTCGTTTGCGGGTATCACGCCCTTTATTACGGTGCCACCTGTAGTTTTGATAACAATCTCAACGGCTTTGTTAAACCTGATGTCTACAGTCTTGCCAACATCCAACCTTACAGCTTCGATTTTTTCCATACACAATTACTCCTGATTATCCTTGTCCATGCGGTGTACGCTTGAGATTAAAGTTATTGGTTAACCCCTGACTTATCGGGCCACCATTATTCAAATCCGCGATAATTGTAGTGAGGGTAATGCTACCATCTGAGTTCACAGTTCCCTGAGAATCAACGGTAGCAGAGGTGTAATTCTGCACGATATTGTTGATTATTACACCACTCCCGCCTTGCATATCCTTATTGCTGATCACCCTGCCGTTATCACCGGGAATCATGTACTGCTTACCGGTGCTGGCCTGGTAAATCTCCGGCATGCCGCCTTCGCCGACCTGGTACATGCTGCCAGCAGATACAGGTCCACCGTTCTTCCTTGCGCCAGCAACCGCCAGCGTCTTCGACAACCCTACGGTTGAAGCTATCCCGGCCATTGCGGGAACAGAGTTCGCACCGAATGATGCCAGACTCGCAAGGGCAGCTGCTGGAGCCCAGGCCGAAGCGAGAATCGCCGCCTGAGATGCTCCAGCAGCAGTAGCTGCTGCGCCCAATGTCTGACCGATAATGAAGTTTTTGAGAGCCTCAACTCCAACCTGGACTAGCGCATTTACCACGCTATTTAGCATCGTGTTACCGAGTGAGCGCATAGCATCCTGCGCTGACATCGTTCCGGTGATCAGCCCGGTTAACGCATTGGATGCATTACCTGAAAACGCATCCACCGCGCTTGTCAGCATTTCATAACCAAGGCCTTGTTGACTGAGCAATTGCCACTGAGCGGCTGTCATCTGCTCATTGAACTGGTTTTCCTGCGCAGTCTTTAAGGCAAGGTACTGGGCATCGGTAGCTGCCTTTGCAGCAACGAACTGATCGTAATTTATTTTCCCTTTTTGGTAACTTTGCTGGAGTATCGCCTGTTCCTGCTGCTGATATTGCTGCAGCAGGGCTAACTTCTGGTTATTTTCATTCACCAGTTGCTGTACCGGGTCAACTTCTGCTCGGGCAGAAGCTACCGGATTGACTGCGGCCTGGGCGTTAATCTTGGCGAGGTTATTCTGGTGCTCGAGCGCCATTTTCTCCGTGGCAGCGTTATACTCCTTGAGATCTATTTTCCCAGCGTTCAGTGCGGCCTTCAGATTTTGCATGGATTCGGCGTAGGATTTATTCTCCGCCTGCAAAGGCATTGCCTTAAGTGCTTCCGTAACCCCTTTGGCTGCCGCTGATGCATCCCATGCTTTTGCTGCATATTCACCGGCCTTTTTAATTTGCTCCTGGGTTGCAGAATTACCCAGTGACTGCTGAGCACGTAATATGGCCTGCTCTCTGCTTAGCTCCTCCGTTGAATCAGCTGCCAATTCTGACTGCTGCTTCAGATTCGCCAGCTTCTGAGCAACGGATTCAGCAGAAGACGCTGATTTTTTCCCCTGCCGCTCACTCTCTTGTTGAGCTTTTTTTCTCGCTTCCTCGGATTTTTCTAAATCGTAATTTTCAGCAGCTAACCGTCCTGCCGCTGAGATTTGGTTCTGATTATCAGTAACCTTAGAGGCCTGCATCCTGGCTTTGGCTATCGCCCGCTCTCTCTCGTCTTGAATTTTAAGTAATTCATTCTGCTCCTCCAGAGTAGCGATAACTTTATCGCCCTCCTTGGTCGCTGGAGAAATCTGCAATGCTCTTGGGTCGAAGCTTTTTCCTGCCTGATTAGCTCGGTTGATTTCATCAGCTGTCTCTCCAAAGGCTTTCGCTACCGCACCCTGAACCTGCTCAAGAGACCAGGATTTTTCTATGAGTTGATCATGAACCCCCATCGCCGTGAGCATGTTGTTCGTTAGCGTGCGAGTCGCCTCTGATGCGGTTTCTTCTGTTCGGGATAATTTATCTTTAGCGGCCTCAAGGTCTCGCGTCTTACGAGCCAGTTCATCAGAAACTTCCGCCTGTTGACGGGCGAAGTCTGTACCTTGCCCCATAGATTCAGCAACCTTCTGGGCAGCCGGGGTAAAGTTCTGGTATCTGTCTCTCAGCGAGTCAACTTCACTTTGCAGATCCGCAACAGCCTCTTTCTGAGCTCGAATAGAATTATTGGCATCTGCAATAGCCCCACGCAGCTGCGTGTTCGACATTGCATTCATGGCGGCGTTGAGCTTATCCAGGCCATCGGCGAAGGCGATAGCTTCCTCTTTTGCCTGCTGAGCTTTCTGCCAGAAATAGAAGATCGCTCCGGCAGCAAGCATAGCCGCCCCCGCTGGACCACCTATAAGAGCAAGTGCTCCACGAGCCATTCCGATACCAATGGACGCAGCGCGGGCAGCCGTCGCTGCGCGGGCAGATGCCGCAGCCTGGGCAGTTTCAGCCTCAGCAAGGGCAAGAGATGCGGTAGTAGCCCGGGTTTTCGCGGCCACAAGAGCATCCATTGCCAGCATCTCTGCAGCGCTACCTTTTGCCACGTTATATTCAGCCTGTGCTAAGGCGAGTGACGAAAGTGCAGCCTCCTTATCAGCCAGAGCTTTGCGCTGAACAGAATTAGCGGCTACCAGAGCAGCCTGCGCCGTCTGATTGTCGGCCACAACCTGCTGACGGGATGCTGCGATATCAGCAATTTTCGCTGAGGTGGCCATAGTCAGCGCACCGACATATCGCGCGCCCATTACGCCAGCTACAATCGTGAGCGTAGTGCTGAGAACGTCAAGGTTTTCACTCAGGGATATGACTGAGTCACTGAATATTTTGACGCCAGTTTTTACAGTGGCATTCTCACCAAAGAATTTCGTGATGTTGTTGTTGGCAATTTCAAGAGACTGGCTGATCGTGGCTGTTGTTTTAGCGAATTCCTGTCCAATTTTATCGCCCTGAGAGAGCAACCCGTTAACGATCACCTCAGTCGTTAACTTGCCCTCTGCAGCCATGTTTCTGAGCGCCCCAATACTGACATTCATGGAGTCAGCAAGCGCAATCATGAGCCGGTTACCCTGCTCATTCACCGAGTTGAATTCATCACCTCTTAAAGCTCCGGACGCCAGACCCTGAGCAAGCTGAATGATTGCGTTGCTCGCCTCCTCAGCGGTTGACCCTGACACCACGAAACCCTGGTTAATAATGGTAGTCAGTCGTGTGATGTCCTCTACACTTACGCCGTAGCTCCTCGTTGAGCGTTCCAGTCGTGCATATAACGTGGCGGTGGCATCAAGACCTGAACGAGTCTTTTGCGAAATGTCGAAAACACGCTCAGTAACATCAGCCAGGGTCTCGAACGGCGGTACGGAATCCCTGACGGCATTTGCCAGTTTATTGCTGAGGTCCTGCCATGCCTGAGCATATGCGCCAACCTGCTGGACAGAAAGAGCGGCAATGAGCGCTTTAGCGACGCCAGTTAAGCTGGACATAGTGCCTTCTATCGAAGACAGAGATCGCTCAGTGCGGTTTAAGCCAGCCTCGAGACGCCCCATGCTACCGTTTAGCCCATTCAACGCGGCATCAATATCCCGACGCCCCTGAAGGATCCCAGCGGTATCCATGTCAACTTCATAAACAATCGTTCCAGCGCTGACAGTACCAGCCATAATCTATTCTCCGGGCAATAAAAAACCCCGCCGGAGCGAGGTTACTGTAATGAATAGCTCACGCCGCCTGCTGAGCCATGGACATCCGCCTTGCTTTTTTGGCTAAATAATCCTCAGTTATTGAGTCATATTCTTCCCTGGTAAATCCTTTCTGGTCCGGGTATTTGGCGGCAATTAAATGCTGAAACTCAGTCATGGTAAGCTGTTCCGCCTCATCCCGACTCATACCAAAATGATTTCTGGCTGCGCTGATATACTCGAATGCATTAAATTCAGATGTCGTGCTGGTATTCTCATGGCGCTGTAGCTTTCTTATCCTGGCTTTCCCAATAATGCCGTGCGTTATTAGCGCTTGCGCAATCACAACCATATCAAACTCATCCATTACCCCACGCCGGAGTTTGAATGGCTTTCCTTTGGTTTTGGCTATGCGTAGCTCACCAATCAACGGGGTGACGTCTGTGTCGCAACAGGATGAAAGCACCGTCATTGCAGCCATTATTGCTTTTTTCCCATAACTGGTTGTTCTTATATGCTGAATGAGCCACTCAGGCACCAATCCATAGGCATTGATGGCCGACCTTATAAGATCTGATACTTCATCATGATGAAGGTCATAGAAAGCAGTAACGATATCTTTTGGCTCGCCTATTCGAGTCATATTGATAAACGATGGACGGAAAAAGTATTCCTTTTCGCCAGCAGCAATAAGGAATTCGCCAATCTCTTTCATGGGGATCATAGCTAAATCCGGTAACAATCATTTTCGGGGCCACCAGGTGGAAGCCCCTGAAATGGCAATTACGAAGCGGTAACGGTCACAGCGGTAGTTCCGACCTTCCCGCCGTCCGTAGTGGTGAAGGTTGCGTTACCAGTGCCTGCAGCGACGCCTGTAATCAGGCCGCTGGTGCTAATGGTGAACTTCGATGTGTCGGAAGATGCCCAAACACCAGTTTTATCGGTAGCATCAGCAGGTGATACGGTCGCCGACAGTTGACGCGTAGCGCCAACAACAACTGATGTGGTAGCTGGCGTCAGTACAACGCCGGTTACAGGCACTTCGTTGTCGGTGTCTATGACCTGGATGGTATCTGCTGCCGCCACCTTGAACTCGGTGGAGAAAGTGATGATGTCGTTGGTACCGCCATCAGAACTTAATGCGTTAATAAGCATATAGCCGATGAAGGTGATCGGGCCGAATTCCATGCGTACCCATAGTGTTGGCTGGCGAGCCGCCTGAATTTCGGTGTTGAAATATTTGATCAGGCGGCCTACACCGTACTGATCAAGCTTGTCATTACGGCGCACTTCACCTTCAAATGAAATAGTGAAATCTGCGTTAGTGACGATGTTTTCCACATAACCTTTGGTATCATCTGCGTCGCTGGTCACGCTGTTCGGCGAGAAGTCGAAGCCTTTACTGGTTCCGGCGGCCAGAGCTTTCCACTCAGATTCCGCTGGAACTGCATCGGCGCAACCATCAGCCACTTCGAGTACAATGGCTCTGCCGAAAAGTTTTGTATTGTCCGTAGGGCAATTTGCTGCCATGGGGAAATCCTCTCTGTAAATAAAAAAAGGCCGCCCAACGGCAGCCTGCTGATTGTGCTTACTCCCCGTAGAGGCAAGCGAATTGAAGTCGGAAAACTATCCTTCCCTCTTCGGTTAATACCGGTGGCGGGATGCCCCCCATATTTTCGATATGGCCGACACAGCTATCGGTGATGGGGTTAGCCTGGACGTAGTCAACGATACGCTGCACAGCATCCACAGCAGCTTTTCGCTTATCTTTTGCACCAATGACATCCACGATAACGTGATACTCAGATCCGAGATCATTACGGATATTGGCCCCTCCATTTGGACGGAAAACCATCACCGCTTCTGCCAACTTCCCCGGGTCTTCATACATCAACTGCTGCACCGTAAAGTCAGCAGTCAGCCCGGCACCTACGAACATGTTGCGCACTCGCTCGTATATCATTGGCGTCATAAATACCTCATAAAAAAGGCCGCCTAAGCGACCTGTTTTTTATCTCCCATGATTCTCATGGAAACCTAATTCAATTTGAGCCTTTTCCCTTGCTTCTACAGCTTCCTCTATAGTGAGAAAGCGGCCGAGATGAATGCTTTCACCTCGAAAAAATATTTGAGCTCGATACCCCACACCCTTTGATACCTTTGCCACACCAATAAAACCAAGTGTGTTATTTGATGGCCTGGCAATGTTCTGCGCATTCTGAAACTTATCCACATCTCTTAAGTTGCACAGTCGATTGTCAGCCCTGTCGCCATTAATATGGTCGATAAAATTATCAGGCCATTTACCATTACTGAGCAACCAAGCCAAACGGTGAGCCTTGTATGCTCGACCATTGATTCTTATGTTAATGTACCCGAAAGATGTAACCCATCCAGCAACTTTACCTGCACACTTTGAAATAAATATTTTATAGAGCGCATCGGTCTTGAAATGCTCTCTAGGTCTATGGTTCCAGGTAAGTACGCCAGTATCAGGATTGTAGAAAAGGCACTCCTTAACGTAAGAAAACGTCAGGTCGTTTTTCACGCTCATGTAAACCTCGTAGTTGATTTACCGTAGATGATGGTTGCGCCAGAGCGGTCTACGTTCCGCCTTTTCGGGAGCTACCCTAGGCGCCTGATAATTATACCAGAGTTACAGTGCCATTTCCTTACGCACAACATCATCGATGGCTGATCGCTCCTCTTCAAACCCAAGAGTGAGGAATTCTTTTTTAGCAGTTGAGCGGCGGAATCTCTGTGGGTTAGCCGGATCATGAACATAAACGGCATAGTTGGTTGAATAACCCACCCGGCCGGTGATTACCGCCCCATCAGTTACGATTTCGCGAAACTGGCTGTTTAGAAGTGCTGAGGTATCGATAGGCGTGTACAGGGCCGCCCTTGCCGCCCCAAGAATCATTGCCGACTGGAGTGCACGAATGATTTTCCGACCCTGAATGTCATTCATAATTCGGTCAATATTGCGCTCAATACGTGCAGCGCCACGCACTTTGATTCCCATCATTACACCCTGCTTGATCCCGTGATAATGCCGTAATCATCAGTCATACGCTCGAACGTGTCGGCGTAACGGATAACCTGCCGCACCTCATCTGCGCCAGCAACAACCGGGTCAGCTTCGGTCGATACCCCAATCAGCAAGTAATCACCCGCAGCCGCCTGCGCGAACTCCGTCCATACGGTGTTCTTGACGACGATTTCAGCGCCAAGGCTGGCTAACTTCTTGCTGAGTCCGCCCTCGTAATCGCAGAGGATTTGCTCAGGTTCTGCATAACCCAGCGGATCGCCGTATTCGTCATTTCCTTCCAGCTTGCGCCAGATGGTCGCCGTGGCGGTATATGACCAGTTCGCTGTTGCCGACACTAGATAACCCTCGTATATGACCGCCCTTGCCGGATGTGGGCAATGTTAGCCTTTGAGACGCCATATCTTTTGGCGATAGTGGTAAGGGAATCACCCTCTGAAATAGCGCGCCGAATATCTCTGACTTGGTCATCAGTGAACTTGGCATGTGGAGGTGTCACTCCTGCCATGGGATTGCCTTTGCCGGAGTGACGCTTCGATAACGCATCTTTCAACTCCTGGCTTCGTGGTTTAGTAGCGCACGGCGGCACTTTCCCATACCAGCAGTTTTTTTCTCCCCGCCGACTTTCCGCCATATTCGCCTTTGATTCTTCGGTATGAGTAACTCCGAGACAGCTCCCAGCGTTTGGCGCGATGTTGAAAGTCGGGTTTAATTCGCGAAAGAATCGCTGCTCGGCGGCAATAAGCTCTGACTTATTACTCACTACTTCCAGAACGGAGAAATCAAAGACACCTTTGCCATGTTTATCCCATGACTCCTGAAGGTTTCTGTTTCCATGCGTGCCTTTCCTAAGCTTATAGCGATGGCTAGCCCAGCGGCCTGAAATGTTAACTGTGGAGCCGATATACGCCTCACCAGTGATGGTGTTGGTAATCTGATAAACGCCTGCAACGCCATTATAAGATGGCGCATTATGGGGCTGATGGCTTAAGATTTGATGAGCCATGAGTTACCTCCGCAATAGGTAATGATGGTTAGAGCCGGTGGCAATGTTGACGCATTCCCCGGCTCGTTAATTTTACCATTTGCTGGCTTTTTATACATCAATTCTCACTCCTTCCACCTCAGCACCTTCGCGCCAGTCGCCCGGATGCGCTCACAGTTGATATGCCACTCGCCATCCGATTTCACGTAGCCGGTAGTCTCCCGCCCTGTGTCGGTCATCACCCAGACGCGGGTGAACGAACGCGGCAGCCCGTGCTTAACTGATTTGTACTTCATCACTTACCCCCGCACATGCAGCCGCCCTTCCCGATCCAGATACCAGCGAATGCCGGGGCGGCGGTAGGGTCAGCAGGAATAAGGGCAGTGGCGCAGCCGTACTTATCCAGCCCGCGCAGCAGGTTCACTGATGCTTTCCAGCGATCGGCGAACGACTGGTATCGGAACGAGCGCGACGCACCACTCGGAGCCGTCTGGCTGGAGATGTATTTATCCCCCTGCCCGAGCCCCATAAGCGCCAGCAGATAGAGCTGAATCAGCAGCGCGGTCGATGCCGGATAATGCGCATCGAGACACTCCTGAATGCTGTTAGCCTGGTCGACGAGAGCCTGAAGAACAAAATCGGGAATGGTAATTCCCTGGCTCTCCAGATACTCCTTCGCCTGTTCGAGAGTTACCATTATCGACTCCGTGAAATACCCCGCCGGAGCGGGGCATAAAAAAACCGCCTTAGCGGCGGCTGTTATTCAGCAGGGAAAAGCTTTTCGAGTTCGCCATCTGGCAACAGCTCACTGAGCTTTTCAGCGCCCAGGGTGCCCTTGAACTCAATGCCCAGCTGGGTCAGACGCTCCTGAATGATCTCTTTGCGAGATTTTTCACTGGTACCGGCATCAGGTGTCGCTGGATTCAGATCACCACCAGCCTCGCCTTTCATCAGCCGGACGTTAGACTTCAGCGCCGGGTGAATCTCTTTCAACTCCACCACGTCACCAACCTTCACGCCGAACCATGGGCGCACAACTTCGTATTTAGCCATGCTGTTTCCTTACGCCAGATTAGCGCCGTAGACAACGCCTGACAGGCCCTGATCGTCTGCGGTAATTTGCAGACCTTCAGCAGACATGATCTGGAAGTTGTAGTTAACGTTAGGCAGTGGGCGCGGCAGCGGAACAACACCTACGGCCATACCCACCAGTGGAGAGATCACGTCACGGCGACGAACGTACGCGATAAACTCGTTACCGGTCAGCGCGAAGCTCATGCGGATTTCTTTCACCGGCGCGAACGGCAGAACCGCCTGCAATACAGTGCCGCTTACAACGCCATTCACCACGTACGGCTGCGCCAGGTTTGCCCAGATTTCCGGGGAAACCCACATTACATCGTATGCGGCGACTTTGTTCGCGCGGGCGGTAGTACCGAATGCGCCTTTACCGAAGAACGCAAAGAGCGCGGTCATGTCGGCAGTAGTAAGGTCGATATTCGCTCCACCAGCACCAGATCCGAGGTTAATCTTCTTGGTGTTGCGGTGGTTCTTGATGCCCTGTGCCGGATAGGACTGAACCTGAATTTTTGAATCGCCGTTCAGGTAGTAGTTGACGCGCTTCTGGTTGAACTTGCGCATCTTCGCCATCTGCGAGTCCAGCACCAGATCGATGCCCACAGAGTTCAGGCCAGCAGCATGACGCCAGTTAACACCGTAACCAGCAGTGAACACCGGAATCGGGTCACCGTCGCTCGCGTAGTCAGTGTGGTCGAAGGAGAACGACGCCTGGCCATCGATGCTTACTGACACGTCGTCAGCGATGTCGCCTACCACGTTATACAGCTTGGCTGTTTTACCGACCGGCAGCACCGTCTGAACGCCGATCAGGTCGTTCACGATTTCCATGCCGATTTCTTGATCACGCAGTTGGAGCACCTGACGGTCAATCTCAGCCCAGAAGTCACGGGAGAAACCGCCCACTGCGTTACAGGCCAGCATGTCAGGCGTCATGATTGCGCGGTTAGCCGCAATGATGGAATCGTTCTGTAGGTTCCACATGTTGCGGTTTGCCCACAGCTCACTCCAGTGCCCGCCAAGGCGGGAGTTAGTCGCCAGCGTCTCTTTTGAGAAGTACATATGTTTTTGTCCTTTTGTTACGCGCCAGCAGCGGCGGCAGTGCCAACGCGCATGCGCACGCGGATGAAGTCGGTGGTGCTGGCCGCGATGGTGTATTCATCCTGGCTGTATCCGATAACTGAATCAGTGTCATCGGTTGCCAGGGTAAACTGACCGGCAGTGCCAAGCTTGATCGGGCTGTCTTTTTTATACGCACCAGGCAGGCAGCGCAGCGCCAGCTCACGACCTTCTTCGACGTAATTTCCGACAGCTGAATCACCGGCAGGGATTGATTCGGTGATGGTCAGACCCTGGTGGTAACCGACATCGATGATGTACAGGCGTCCTGTTAGCGCAGTGGCCTGAGCGAATTTATCTGATGAGTTGATGGTTGCGGCGGTGCCTGGAAGCAGCGCTGCGGCCGTAGTGCGGGTTTCGGTCTTGTACAGAGACTGACCGTCGATATTAACGCGACGATAACGTGGCATTATTCCGGCTCCTTACTTGAAGTGTTCGTCTGCGGCAGGTGCGCCGGTTTCTTTGTGCTGTTGAGCATTGTTGGTTCCCAGCGGAGCAGCTTCGCCCAGCGACTTGAACATTGCGTCCAGGGCATCGCCAGAAAGCGCGTTGGCCACGATGTTGCCATGGACCTTAGCAACCGCATCACGCTTGGCTTTCTCTTCAGCACGTGAATTGGCGGTCAGGGTGTCAGCGAGTTGCTTCTGGTTGGCCTGTAGCGCATCAACCTTTTCCGCAAGAGGCTTAATAGCCGCTTCAGTATTGGTCGCAACAGCCTGGCCGATCATGCTGCCGATTTGTTCCAGTTCTTCTTTGGTTAAAGGCATGTCGCCCTCCGTTTTGTGGTTTGGTGCAGGCTGTTCCTGCGGTGTGAATAGAGATTTGAATTTGTTAGCGACGACTGAGACCCACGACTCCTGGCGCGCTACTGCGGTGCCGGTATCGTCGAAGGTGATTACGCCGCCCTCAGACTTGTAGCCAAACACCTCAGCGCTGCCGCCGTTGCGGATGATTACAGCTTGCGAGTCAGTGAAATCAGCAACCCATGCGTATTCATCCGCGCCCGCCGCAAACTTCGCTTTGGCTGCGCGATCGAGACGCTGTTCACGCTCCCGGTATGATTCCCCCACCAGCGCGCCAGAGTTCGCTTTAAGCGGCTGAGCCAGATCAGCGTTAACCATCAGGCCAACGCCCTGCTCAGGGGTGGCGGCTCCGACTTCGTGCAGCAGGATCGCGTCGTGGTCCATGCTGCGGATATCAGCTACCCACTCAGCACCTGTGGCGCGCTGCTGATCGTTGGGTTCAAGTTGGTCGAGGAATGCGGCAACACTGGTATGAATCGGAGGAACGTCTTCACCGCGCTCAATGGCAGAGACGCGTTCAAGCAGCTCCCTGCCGCCTTCCGACTCGCTGGCTCGGGCCACGTCAACCCACTTTTCGAGGTAGATGCGATTACCGGACTTCTTAACGTTGCGGTTCCACGCGCCGATATGGCCTGCGTTAATCCCCTCTGGGGAGAAAGCAGACACGAACTTACCGTTAACCTGAGGATGCCCAAGCGGTGCCAGGGTGCCTTCCAGCCCCTTATAGTGGGCGTCGATTTGCTCTTGCGTGTACAAGCCGCCATTCATGACGACGTTCGCCGGCAGCGTATAACTCGGCAGCACCAGATGTTCACGACCGTTATATGTTTCGCGCCGGATAGACTGACTGTTCACCTTCGTGGTGATGTTGACCTGCATAGGCATAGCTATTTCTCCGCCCAGGCGTAACCGCGCGCCTGCATCGATTTATATTCCTGTTTGAGTTTCGTGATGGTGTCCGGGTATTCCGGATTACCGTCCGCATCCACCAGCACCGACTGCTGGCTGCATTTGCAGTTGATGGAGTTGCCATCTTTGCTGTACCAGTCACGGACCTCTTCATTGGTGTAGAGGTGGGCATGGCGCACTGCGTGGGTATGTCGGGTTGTTGGAGACAGCGCCGAGATGTGAACAAGCAGCGTTTTCAGGCCGTAGAGGTCATTCGCCTCCTGGTCTTCATCCCACTTAGCCCGGCGCAGCGCGGTAGTAACTTCAGTTCGTGCTATACGGTTTGCCCGGCGCTTCTCGATGCCGGTCTGGTCTGTCAGGTTACGGGCAATATCCAGCGGGTTGAGCCCACGTCCCACCCCATCAGTCAGCACGCGCGCCATGTCGCGCTTAACGTCAGCACTCAGCCCCTTCATTTCCTCAAAAACACGGGCATGCACCAGCGCCATGCGTTGCTGGTAGGGGTCGCTTGCGAGGATGGACGCCAGCGACTCACGACCAGCGGCGTACACCGGCGACTGCTGGCTGAGGTTGTAGAACGACTGCCCGGTCCCTTTCTCCGACGCCAGATCGATGTACTCGTAGAACCACAGGTCGTAATCGCCACCTTCAAGCAGCACCTGATCCACCAGGTAACTGGCATCGTTCAGGATGATGGAGAGCAGCGTTGGGTTTAGCTGGTATTCGTATCTGGCGTTTACTGCGAGGGAGGAAGGTATTTTGTCGAGTGCTGATTTGTACGCTTTGCCAATTTTATTCATCCGCCTGGCGAAGTCTTTCATTGCCCGGCGTTCCAGCGCATCGGCCCCGGTCGGGTCCTGATAGTTACGCGGAAGAATCGGTGGCTTCGCCTTCTTCGTCGCCATCCTCTTCTCCTAAAGGCTCTTCGTCATCATTGTCATAGCCCGCAGCCGTGCGAATCTCTTCACGGGTGAAAGCAGGTTCATCGCCGCTGCCCTGCATGGTCTGGTTAATCTCGCCCATGGTCTTGGCGTTAGTGAGCTTCTCAGTACCGGTCTGTTCGTTAAGGTCATCCCAGATAACTGCTTTCTGGCTGACTGAATCGACGATCTGCAAGTCAATAAGCTTGTCGCAGAAGTCCTCTATCTCGAAAGCGAGGTCTACTCGGCGCGACTGACAACGAGCATTAAAGTATTTCTGGTCTTCGGTGCTGGAGCGCTCGGCCTGCTGATTACCAACCAGAATACGCGTAGGAATATCAACTCCTGCGGCGGCTGTTTGCAGGTTTACGTTATAGGTTGGAGACGGATCAGAAACCGGAGAAACAAGGGAGGTTACGCTGGCCCCCTGGAGAGAAAGCAGCACATCATTGCCGCGATTCATCTCGCGTGCAGCGTCATTAAATTTATCCTGCAACTCATCTACTTCAACGCCGTACATAGATGCAATGCTGCCAAAGTCGATTTCCTTGTCGAAACTAAGTGCTAACTGGCGCGCGGCGTTCTTCAGGAATGACTCGCCGGATCCACCCTCTACCTTCTCCAGACTCACAAAGGCGTTATAAGCTGGTTCAAGGAACCCAATGGCATCGTCAGAGTAATCACCAAGGATGAAAACGCGATCTGGGTGGATATTGACGCGGCGACTTGAACCATTCGGCAAGCGTTCGGCGTACTGCCACATTTTCGGCTGACCGTAAGTCTTCGAGTTCAGCCCAGTGTCCCACTCGCTCACCGTTAGCGATCCGGCCCACGCCACGGAAACCTTCTGCAACCCTCGTCCTTTGGTAACCGGAAGGTTCCAGTCTTTTTCATCGCGGACGTGCAGAAGGATGCCTGCATAACGACCGACAAGGCGACGACGATCCGCCTCGGCAAATGAGCGCCAGAACCGGTTGTTGAATACCTGCTTTGACTTGTTTTCCCAGGCGGTTTCGTTTTCGCTCTCGTCGGCATCGTCACCCTCGATGATTTCCGGGTTAGTCTGCCAGCACTTGCCCACCAGCTTCTCAACGGCACCGTGAGCGATACCACCGCGGCGGTACAGGGCATAAAGGTTTTCGTAGGTTACCTGCTCAGGGAAGCCATACTCGCACCATGCAGAATGGCGCTTATTGTCCAGGCCCATTGCGGGCGCCATCAGCCCCATTCTGGCGCGCGCCATCCGCGCATCGTTCAACGCATGGTTGACGGCGAGAGTTAATTGGTCAGTCATGGTTTGTCCGTTAGCGATTTTTAGGTGGCGGCAATACTTTTCCTGATTTGGCTGTTCGTGTTGGCTGATATCCGCTCAAAGGTTTAGGCTTGCTCCTGGGAGGAATAGGAGCAGCATGACCTGTCCAGCTCATCACAATCACAAACGCCACTATAAGAAGCGCAACGAGCGACGCTATTAAGGTCATGTTGCATCCTTTACTTGGATTTATGGCAATAAAAAAGACTGCTATTCGTCCTCATGGTTATCTTTTTCGTAGAATCAGGAAGTGCATCCACAAAAGGCAGAATAACTGGCCCAGAGCGAAACCAAGCGCGAATGCTGGGAGAAAATCAACATGCATGTGTTACCTCGAAATTTGTAACTTAACGTCCTTGCAGACGCTTAGGAATCATCATTCCGGCCATCTGGCCCTTACGTTTAATGTGACCGTCGAGGCTGTAGCGGATACCGTCCCAGCAGTGCTCATAGCCATCGGCGAGCTTCGGCAACACCTCACCGGTGATGCGGTCCGTTTTGTACGACCACATGCGAGCCTCACGCGCCACGTTCTTGCAACGCGGGTGAATAATGATTTCGTCGAAACCGCGAAGATGGGCGATACCGTCCTCAACGCTCCCCTGCCATTTCTCGGCAGCTGAGATGTTGAATCCCTGCCGCTTGAGATAGCTAATCGTCTCGGGTCGAGCGGAGTCGGCCTTGATGGGCCAGTCACGCGATCCGGGAATTGTGTCGTACAGCTCTGGCATGTGGTCGAGCTCTGTCTGCTGCCCGTATGCCTCGTACTCGATGTACAGCCGGTTGTGCAGGATGAACGAGCGCACCAGCGTGTTAGGGTCTTTTGCGAAACCGAAGTCGGCACCGAAGAACAGGCGATCGGCCTCTTTCCAGAGATTTTCTGAGAACTCAGCAATCCGGTATTTTCCGGCCAGCACCTGCTTATCAGAGTTTTCGAGGTAAGCGCCTTCCCACACCCATGCGTATGTAGCCGGGTCGAGGCGTCGCTGATCGTTCTGTCGCTCGCCTTCCAGCACGTCGGGGAACCACGGGTTATCCGTGTAGTTCATTTCAACGGTGATGCAGTCGTCACCAGCCTCTTTGCGGAAACGCTTGTCCGTGGCGCTACCGTCGCGCTCCGGGTTCCACGTCACCCAAATCTCTGAACCTTCCTCACGAACCGTCGGGCTCAGCTTCTGCCAGGCTATTTCGCTGACTGATTCAGCCTCATCAACCCAGCACAGCAGGATGCGCGCTTTCGACTTGATGCTGTCGAGGTTATGCCGCAGACCGCAGAACACGTAGTTAACGCTCTTGTCGATGGTGCGGATGTACTTCTCGCCGATATCAAAGTTGGAAGCCAGCCAGGGAACAGACAGGATCGCCTGTTTCACCTCCTGCATACTCGACTCTTCCAGCGAGTTCATGAACTCACGCGCGCAGAGCACCACCCCGCTTTCACCGTTCATCATCGACTGATATGCCTTTACGGCTGTCATCAGCGCGAATGTGCGAGTCTTCGCGCTGCCACGCCCACCGTGCGAACACCGGTAACGCTTATTCACGGCGGTGAACAGTGGTGCAAGCTTCGCGGGGATCGGCAGTTGAACGGCTTCACTCATGCTTTCGGCTCAACAGGGAGTAACTGGATGATTGTCGGCTGCGGAGTCATGCTGCCATCAGGGCTTGTATGCTCGACTTTCTGGCGATTAGTGTAGGCATCGCCCATTTCTTTGGCGGCCTGCTCGATAAGCTGCGAGGTCATGCCGTAGTTCTTCATCTTTTCAGCATTGGTCGCCATTCGGTCGAGAACGCGCAACCGGTACGCTTTATTTGCGATCGGGATGTCGGCGATCTCATTCTGGAATCGTTTACGGGTAGCGTTGAACAGGTCAATCCACTTCTGGCTCAACTTGGCCGCCATTGCGTTGCCGGGCGTATATTGCGACACCTGCTGCCGCGAGACATCGATGCCGTATTCAGCCTTTACAAGCTCAATGACTTTTACTGGCGGCTCGTAGCAGGCGAGCGATTGAACGATGAAGGCTTTAACCTCTGTCGATAATGCTGCCATCGGTTACCTCCATGACAATCCTAATAAAGTCTATGCCAGCTTCAACATGCACGTCCCGCATGATCTGGCTATATCGATGTGAGCCACTTCTGCTGGCGCATTGGCCGCATCAACGAGCTCCTGTACTTCTTTGCTGGCACCGTATCGACGTACGACACCAGTGAATTCTTCGACGTCGTGGCCGCGCAGTGTAAGCACTGGCTGCCCGGTCTCTTTGTTGAACTTAGGCGCGCCGAAATCATCGGTGGCCTGAGCGATGTGGTAAAGCTCGTGCTCTACCAGTGCGCAAAACTCGAGGTCACTGCATTGTGAGCAGTAATCGGCTGCCAGGGTGATGATGAACTTCGGGATTCGCCCGAACCATTCATGCATCTGCTGTTCCATTCTGGCTTTCTGCCAACCACCGGCGCGTAGCATTACCTGCTCGGCTTGGCCGAGGACATACCGCCCTTTCTTAGCGAACGAATCGGACGCCCACATGAAGCAGAGGTCAGCCTCTAACAGGTGTTCGTGGTCAGGGTTATGGATGCTGCCGGAATCGCTGAGGATTTGGCGGCTTACCCACTCATGCACTTCATTGGCAGGTATCAGCCTGGTGTATGGCTGCCAATTATCGGAGGCGATGAAGTTAACTGGCGGATATGGCCTGCGCTCGTCATCGTTAAACATGGGTTACTCCGGAATTTCTTTCTGTTTCTCGATCGCTGCGAGGGATAAAGCTGTCATTGCATATTCTTTCTCGCTGGCATTGCTGCACAGTTTCAAAATCTGCTCCTTCAGGTCGAAGATTTCGCTTCTGATTTCCTCACCCAGAGTTGAAACAGCACCCAAGATAACCAGCCTTTGAACTTCAAGCTCTTTGCTTATCGCCATGACTTACTCCGTTGCTTGTTCTGTTGGCTGTTCGGTCTGCTCTGCCTGTATCGGCATAAATTGCACGCGCTTCACATCGGCAGGAGCGAAGTAAAGCCATTCGCCCGCCTCGGTCGCCAGCGGCACAAAGCCATTAACCAGCTCAGGCTGACGTCGTGACATCTTGCCCGTGAAGGTTTCGCCTGTTTGGGTGGTTAGCGTGATTTGGTAGATGTCGGACATTTAGAGCCTCTTTATCCGTTTGTTGGGGTATTGCCATTACGATGTGCCTACCCAAGGTGATGGCAACAAAAAACCGCCCGGAGGCGGCGATTACTGTTCAAAGAGTTGAGTTCTTAGTTCTGAATATTGTGTTTGCTTCTTCACACTTTGATTGTAACTGCACTAGCCTTTCAGCTATGTCACTGCTTGGGCAGTTCGACACTATGCAATACCCCTCAACCCACGCCTCATCACCACTTTTTGTGAACAGGCTTTCGAATATCTTTACCCAGTCACTGCTTGGTACACGCTCCAGCTCAAAGAACTTTAATGCACCACTCCCACGTTTTGTTCTGTGCTCATCAAATCCCAGGATTTTCATTCTTCATCTCATCATTGTTTACTGGGCAAATTTTTAGCACTTATCTGAGGTTTTTTCTAATTACCAAAACTTATAGGCATCACTGTTTTTCCATTATCAAGCCCACCAGCAGATGAGCTTTGTAATGGTCACTTTGGCAAGCCAGGGATCGTTATCTGTGCCTGTTGCTCAAGTCTTTCGATTCTTGCTATGAGCTGTGGCTTCTTCACTCTGCCCCAGCGGTTCAGCAAGCGGCCTGACATACTGGCAACATCCTTTTCCTTCATGAACTCCAGCATTAACTCGTTGTGCTCTCTTTGGTATGAGTGAGCCAGCTCCATCAGCCTGTCACGCATCCAATTAAATGCTTTGATAAACGCCTCTTTGATGGCGGCAGCTTTTTTGCCGGTAAACGACATAATGATGTACATCGCGCCGTCTTTGGAGATTTCATATTCAACATACTGATTACCCTTGTGTTCATAGGTAACCCGCGAAAAGTTGCTGGTTAGAAATTCATCCGAACAGTCTAGCTTTTCGATTTTCTGAATGATGTGGTGATGCTGCTTGTCGAAGTAAGCCGCCACCTTGCGGGAGGTTGTGATCACGCGATCACCAGAAACAGCCACCATGTCCCGGAAATCGAGATTAGCCAATTGATGATTCATAGCGTCTTTACCTTTTAGAAAGTGAGCCTGTCTCACAGAAAAGCCGCCCGAGAGAGGTCGCCACCTATAACGGCTTTTCTCAGGCTCGCTTACTGAAAGGCTCTCGTTGATGTGCGCGTGAGATGCGCATAAAAAAGCCCCGCTATTGCGAGGCTCTTGATGATTCGATTTTCCTGATTGCTGCCTTATCCAGATTGCACTGCCCCAGCGCCGTGTAGAGCTGAGCGTTTAACTCGAGACTTGCCTGCCATGTGAACGGAACCACCATTCCGGGGATCGGTGTGTCTGCGGTCAGGTCAGCGCTTATCGGCACCACCGGGGCCGGAACGTAAACTGTCTGCGTATTCCCGCAGGCTGTCAGCAGCGGCAGAAGGAACAAGCTGGTTAGCACACGGATCGCCTTCAAGTGCCTGCCTGATGTAGACAATGCGCGTTTCGCCCTTTTGAGCCAGTTCGTTCTTTGCATTCTGGGTAGCCTGTGAGATGTCACGGATGATGTTCATCGTGGTGATCACGTTGTTGGTGATCGCCTCTGATTTGTCTGCCCTGACCGTTGCTTTATCGCGCTGGTCTTTGTAGGCGATGGCGTTGTCGCGGTAGCGGTTCACGAAGAACGCCAGCACGCCGATTACCGCCACCAAAATCAGTTGCAGCCAGTAACGCTTAACCAGTGCACCAGTCACGACAGGAACAGAGCGCGCTCTGCCTCACGGCGACGTGTCAGGCCATTCAGCACCTTCCCACCAGCTTTATTCCAGCGCAGGAACTCATCGGCTGCACCAGCGTAATCACCGGCGTTGAGTTTTCGCAGAAGGGTCGATGTCGACAGTGACCTGGCGCCGAGGTTGTACGTGAACGACACCAGGGCGTCGAATTGCCCCTGAGTCAGACCAACTTTAACCAGGCGGGACACGTCGCTTTCGTAGCTGACAAGTCCGGTCTTCAGCAGACGTTCTGCTGTTTCCTGCTTAATCGTCATCCCGGCGCGGATTGGTTTGCCGTCTACAGGCTGAGTCCAGCCATAGCCGATCGTCCATACGCCGACGCTGTCCTGGTACGCGGTGAGTTTGCAGCCTTCGAATTGCTTTATCAGGGCTATCCCCTTTTCGCTGGTTTGCATGGACTACTCCGTTATAACGACCTTCGCCAGGTTACCGCGCGCCAGCCACACCGCCATGCAGATGACGGAGTTAAGCAGCAGATCGCCGAGGTTAACCTGAACGTAGTGGCCGAGCAGAATGTTGAAGGCATTGAATCCGGCGGCAAGGATGACCAGATAGGCCAGTACCGCGACACTCAGGCGATGACGCTTTCCCTCCTTCCGGAAAAACATCAGCCTGACCATGATTAACAGGCAAACTATGGCGTTTGCATCCATCAGAAGAAGCTGCCATGTCATTTATCTTCCTCCCCCAGCCCCGGCATCTTCCCGCTTTTGGATTTGCGGAGAATACGCAGCAGGACTGCCACGGAAATGGAAGCAGTGACAATTGCACCGACAGCTGGCGATACCTCAATGCTGGCCGGTGGCTTCATCAGGCTTAACGGCGTGTTGATGATTCCGGCCATGATTTTCGCCATGGGAACGGAGAAGAACACGCCACTGATAAACGATATCAGCGCAAAGATAGCCTGCTTCCAGAGTTGATGGGGATCTGAGGTCAGAACGTATAGCGCA